TTAATCATCGACAGCCGGTCGAAATTTCACTGCTTCTAATAAATGATCTGGCGACAAATGCGAGTAGCGCATGGTCAAATTTATTGAGCTGTGACCAAGAATTCTTTGCAGCGTTAAAATATCCCCGCCATTCATCATGAAGTGACTCGCGTAAGTATGACGCAATGCGTGAGCCGCTTGACCCTTCGGTAATTTAAACGAACATTTTTCGAGCAGCCTACGAAATGCGCTGATCGATGTAGAGAATAATCTGTAATTTCCAGTCGAGTGAACTCGCAAATCATCTTCGAGTTTTTGGGTGATTGGAACTGTCCGGTTTTTTCCTGATTTGGTATCCAGAAACGTTAAGCGCGACTTTCCAATTTGCGATGGCGTTAATTTTTCCGCTTCACTCCAACGAGCACCAGTCTGTAAACAAACTCTTACGATCAAATAAAGGCACGGGTTTTTGGCTGCGTGAATCACTGACAATAATTCCTGGCACTGTTCAGTGGTCAGGTAGGAGAGTTCGCGCTCTTTAACCCTGATTGGCTTTACCTTGATTAGTGGCGACTGGTATTTAATCTGGTCGGTTTGCCACAAGTAGCCGTAAAGTGCATTTAGGTAGCCCAGTTCGTTATTGAGTGTTTTAGCGGAAACGCCATCTTGTGCACGTATCTGCCGGTAATTCAGGTATTGGGCAGGCGTGAGGTTTTTCGCTACAGGATCACCCAGCGCATTGCATAATGCGATCAACGACCGTTTACGGCGCTCAGGATCAGCCAAATGGATTCCGTGGTGCCCATACCACAGGTCGATTAGTTCAGAGAATTTGCGCTTGTCTGATTGAGGCGTGTTCCAGATTTCACCAGTGACTAATTTAGCCCTGATTTGATCTTCAAAACGTATGGCTTCAGTTTTGGTTTTGAATTTCCGGCGAAAGCGTTTGCCTTTTACGGGTTCGATATCCAAAAACCAGCGACCATCTTCAAGTTTTTCAATCGACATTAGATAGCTTTCCCCCAACGAATACAGCGTTCGGTTAGGAGCTTCCTAATGTGATCCCTCAAATCCATATCACCCATGCCTTTGTGTGCGTAAAACTCTTTGATAGTCGGCCAGAAGGGAAGTGATTGCAGTGCTTCTATGGTTTGTTTGGCGGTTAGCCGTTGACGTGCAGCAAGGCTTATAGCGTTGCCTATGAGTAATTCAATATTTTTACCGCTGAATCCTGTGCTGGTTTTGTAATAGCGCTTGTAGTCGGTTTTATCGAGGTGTGACGGCACTGGGACTTGTACCAGTACATCCTGCATTAACAGTGTCCATACGGGATGGAAACGATTAGGTGCGTTCAAAAATTTAAAGCTATCAAAGCCGTACTTTAAAAGCCCATCCAAATGGTGTGAAAGTGCGGTATAGCTTTTGAAGTAACAGGGCACATCACTATCGTGAAATTTACTGCCAGAGGCAAATTGCTCAACTACGGAATGGTGAAAGCGAAACTCAATGCGCCAGACTGGTTTTGTGTCGTCATAGTTGTCTGGTGTGTCTTCAAATGGGTTGTCAGTTTTGCGCCATGTATCTTCCCAAAAGTCGAGTTTATCCGTGGCTTTTGCCTGTTTGGTTTTGTTGTAGATGCACAATTGCATCGATGATGGTGAACCAAACATATAAGTTTCACCGCGACCATAGGTCACTGATAGGTGATCAAAATCGAGTGTTTCTATGGTGTCGAACTGGCGAACAGTACGTGAACGACAGTGCATGCGAGCGACTATATCTGCCGGAGGTTCCCAGCCTTGGACATCTACCGCGATATGTACGGCAGTTTGGTTGTAATCAATATTATCCAGTACAAGGTCAGCGAAGCTATCCATTAGCTCTTGCAGTTGTGCAGGACTGTATTCGTCAATCAGGTGTGGCGAGACTTCGATTTTTAAGTGTGGGCCAACTGACTCAGGTTTAACGTTGAAATTCTTAATCAGTAGGATTAACCCTAAATCCGCATTTTGTAATTTGAATTGATAGCCTGAATCACGACCTATACGACCCGCATGCCATTCATGACCACCAAAAAAGACCAAACCGGTTTTCTCGAACAGATCGAGAACACCGTTTTTAATGTATCCGCGATAAAGTTGGCGAACAGTATCAACACCACAACGCAAAATATTTAATCCGGATAAGTCGCAGAATTTTTTCCCATCAAAAAATAACCGTCCTTTGCTGTCCGGTTGAAAGTCATGGTTCAAACGTTCGTAGTGAGTTGGTTTTTTCATTTTCTTAGCCTTTATAGTGGTCTAATGAGGTGTTCAAGAACTGTTTATAAGACGTGTTACAGGGACGTCTCCGGTGGCGCCGGTGCCGCCTGCCGTGCTCATACTTGCGCGCGTCGGCGGCACCGTTGCCCGCTAATTAATAATTAACATTTGATCAGTAACCGGTTGTGGTGGTGACTGCGCCAGATCGGTTTGGGGACGAGATAACGCAAAGATGACTTCATCCCCGTATTGCAGACGAACAGCGCCCATAGATATGCGCTGATAGGTATAACCAAGGGTTAAAAGGAAGAAGCTATCAACGGAGATAAAACTTTTATCGGGATATTCCACCTGAAACAGTAAGACGTTGTTGATATGGCCGACAAAGTAGATTGTTAAGCCCCTAAAAGGGTTCGGAGCACTGACCCCATTAGGTACAGCACCAAGAGGAAGATTGCCAGACGCTTGAGCAGGTGGAGCAGCAGGTGCGTTGCCAGCTTGAAAATCGGATGGTTTAACACTGCCGCCAAACATGGTTGGAACACCGCCCGCACTGTAGAGAGTAGATCCCATATTCCAAATGCTATAGCCGATAATACAAAGCACGAGTAGGACTTTAGGCTGTTTAAAAAAACTAAAGGACGCGGCGGAATCTTTGGTTTGTCCGGTTGCTGTAGATTGGTAGACATCGAATGCCCTCTTATCGATTTTGCGCAAACTGGCGGAAATCGCGTGACCGATAGCCGAACCAGAATTTTCTGCAATGTGAGTGACGCGCTTGTAACGGCCTTTCATAAAGCTAAAAACAGTCGCCATGTTTTTATGACGAAAACCGAACTCAGCCACAGCACGAATTTCTTTGTGAATTTTGTTGATGTTGGGTGTGCTGATGTAAATATCCCAGTTCATATGCCGGTGTGAGTCAAACGCATCTTCTACGGTGCGCGGGCGTTTATCATCAGTGGGGTTGCGCAGGTCATAGTCTTTAAAATCACGCAGGCGGGTTGGGTAAACGCGCTGGCCTTCATCCATCAAAATCAGGGCACCTTCTGGCACCCAGTGAAAGAAGCGCGCCATGCGCTCGAAGCCTGCTTCATTAAAATCAACCAGTGTGATCTGTGCGCTGTCAGGTAATTCAAAGCCGTATATTTCTGCAACATCCTCCGCCGTTTTCACGCCGCGAATATTGGTCACCACATGGCGACCTTGTTTGATTGCAGGCACCAGATAATCACTGATCAGGGTTGAGGTTTTGTAGGAACCTGGGTCACCGTGAATAATTGCTGTTGTCATTTACCACCCCATAACCCGCAAGGTGACGCGAGTGGCGATAGCTTGAACAATTAAATTCAATGATTCAGGCACACGAAAGAAATTGAGATAACCCATTAGCACAGGGTCAAGGTTAGAAAACCCTTGGTTGATATAATCGCCAATATTGAGATTAACCATGATTTGCTTGGCGACACCCCAACTGAATTCCATCAAAAAAAGCATGCCTTGCAATTTGGCGATCACGAGCCATGCCACAAGCTCTTGCATGACCTCTTCAACAAATTCATAAATACCGGTGTAAAGCCACTCCATCACAAAAAAGATACCATCAAGCAATGCTGTTAGTGTTTCCATGATTAGGTTCTCCCGCTGAGGACAATTGAAAAAGAAATAACACAGGCCACCAAAAATATTGCCGACGAAATGGGGTTAAGCCACTCTTCAAATTTTTTCATTCCAAAGCAGACTTCTTGCCCGCGAATTTGCTTACAAAAATCTTCGATTGATCCAGAGCCTTGAATAGTGCTTGTGAATTCATTTTGTATTTCGAGTTTTATTTCATCGATTTTTTCAGTTAACTCCTCGCCTAACTCTTCGAGGCGCTTTTCAGATGCTTCACCATCAAACTCACCTTTTTCACCGAGCGAAGACATGGAGCCAGAGGACGAGGCACTGCCATTGCCGCCACCCGAACACGGATTGCTGGCAGACGAGCCATTAGGCGCAGCAGAGGCGGAAGAACATGAAGAGTGAGAAGAGGATGTAGAGGATTTGGAGCTGGCAGAACCCTCGGAGCCTGATGCACCATCGGAACCAGAAGATCCGGACGAACCCGCACTGCTTGCAGTAGTGCCGCCGCCACCTCCACCACCGCCAGAGGGAGCCGCACACCACCAATCGCCGGCTTTATCTTGGAATTTATTTACGCAGGGAGAATCTTCGTTAATAGGCAGCCAGCCACCATAAGACGCGTGAGGATTCCAACCGGCACCGCCGTTAACTGATTTTTGATTTATGCAAGAGAAGTAAGTGGAAGCCGTGGGATCACATTCAAGAGCTGCAGCCGATGCAGCAGAACCGGCACTTCCGGTATTGCCCGAGCTAGTGTTGCTAGCACCACCAGCGCACCACCACTGACCGGACATATCTTTATATTTATTCGGGCAGTTGGAATCTGCCGCAACAGGAATCCAGTTGCCATAACCGGCGTAGGGGTTCCATGAATTATTGGTGCCGGAAGCTGAACTAGCGGAAGCAGCGGAAGCAGAACCAGCAGAACCACCGCCGCCATTATCACCACCATTGCCGGGGCCACTGCCACCACCACCTGGAGTGCCACCGCCATCATCATCGCCGCCACCGCCTGCACTACCAGCGCTACCAGAAGAACCCGAATCGGGAGATGAAGAATTGGGGGCAGATGATGCAGGCTCAGATGATGGAGTTGCGCACGTTCCATCTTCATTGAAACCAGTTGGGCAAACAGGGCACTGGCCGTTAACTTTTGGATAACCCGAGGGGCAAGATTCATCATCACCGCCATCACCGTCACCATCAAGGGAACAACCGGCTGTAAGATTGCCTTGAACATCAAAATGGTTATACCACGTAGAGCCCGGGGGGCAAACACAGTTTTGCTGACAGCGATAGGCAGTGAAAATACCGCTCATGCCTTCATTTTTAAAATAATTAGTGGGGTTGCTCAAGCAAGAATTAGAAGCGTCAGCACATGCGGTTGCACCGTTGCAGTAAAGAATTGGCGTTGTTGATGCACAACTAGGTAACGGATTTTCCTGAGCAAAAACCAAATAACTATGCAGCGATAAAAAACAGAAAAATAATAAATACAGATAACGCATGACAATCACCTAAAAAAAATGCCGCCCCGAAGAGCGGCACTGATTAGCCTTGACTGCCTACGTAGGCGCCGGTCATGAACGACACGACGACAAGGGCAGCAAACAGTAGCCCCGCCATTACACTTTTTTGAGCAATGACACTACCAAGCCAACACCCACGATGATGGCGACGATTTGAATCATGCCGGTGGAGGTCAGTTCGACAGAGTTTTCAGCCGCTGTTTGTGCAGCAGTGATGGCGGTGTCATCGATGGCGTGAGCAACAGAAGCACCAAGGGCAGCAGCGGTAGTGGCACCAACGGTCAGCGCTTTACCTACTTTTGAACGCAGAACAGCAAATTGAGTTTTCATAGAAAAATACCTTTGTGAAAGTTAAAAAAATATTCCACCACAGAATTTTATAAACGGCGCAGTAACTTGATGACTACACCGGCACCGAAACCGACGACAAAGGTGGCAAGGCAACTCACAATAATGAGGCCAGCTTTTTCGGGATCGAATTCATTAAGTGCAACCAACTGCGCGTAAACGAGCGATGAATCAGTTGGTTCTACATAAGGAACTACAGACCATGAACCAGAGCAGGCCATAAAGCCCGCAGGGTCAAGAAGCAAATCACCATCACATAACGCTACTTTGGACATGATTAAAAACCTGTGTAGGCGCCCCCTTGCTCTCCTGTGGTGGAGGAATTCGAGCAAGGGGGCTAAAGAGTTAAGCGGTTTTGGCCGGTGTGGCGGTTGGGTTGTTCATCATCTTTTGCGGCACCACGCCAATTACATGCGGTTGGCTTTTACCGCCAGCGGCTTGTTTTAAAATCATGAACAGGGTTTTGTTTGCGGGTTGGCCGTAGCGAACATCATTGAGTTGATCAAACACCGCTGGGTCAGCGGGGATTTTGCGAATGCTAAAACCGTGGCAGTCTTTTTCGCGATCTGGTTCGGGTTGTGCGCCGACGAAAACAAAACAGTAAGGTTTGCCTTCGACTAGCATTCTTGTTACACCGAGTACGGTGGTTGGATATTCGAATTGCATAGTGATTACCTTTGGTTAATAAAACATTGAGTGTTGGTGGAGCGTTTAAAAATCGGTTGAGCTTTTACTGTCAGTCATCTAAGGGCTAAAGCCCTAAGACCGAGATACAGCTTGTGCGCGGTCACACGTTCCCTTCACAAGCTCACTCGGCGCGTGTGCGCGTGACTGAATCGAGTGTGTGCGTGCGGCGGAGACTGTTTTTGGTTGATCAGGAAAGCCGGTGAACTTCGAATAGCCGTTGTTGAGCACGTCGAGTAGGTAGCTATTAACGGCGATCAATTTGTCGCGTGAGTCGGTGTCGCAGGTGACGATTAGGCTGATGCGGCCATCGAACAAGTCAGGGTTGGCACCGTGGGGCATAACGGTAATGGCAAGCATGCCGGTACGTGAATCAAAGTGCGTTGTTGTGCAGGCAATAAGCGATGAACCAATTGAAAAACTGGTTTGGATGCAGGAGAAAATCAGCATTTCAATTTGCAGGCTTAATTGCTTTTTGGTGATGCTAAAAAAATCATTCATTTTCAAAACTCCAGTAGAGCGGCGTCAGTGGCCGAGATAGAAAACAAGTGATCATCAAATGCAAAAACGAATAGGCCGTTTTTGATGAACTTGAACGCAACACGTAAACCGGTTGTGGCGACGGTTAAGCGGGTGCCGGTTTTTAGGTGTTTTAACGCTGATTCACCGACCGGTATGCGGTTGATGAAAAAATCGAGCTGGAAAGGGCATACAGTGCGAATACGGCGGTAGGTGTGGCGAATAGCGCGCGCGGCTTTGTTCACCAGTTCAATATGTTTGCCGAAAAAATCGCACTGCATCATTTGATCAGTCCTCAACAAGCTCTTTGTGCAGCAGTGCGACATTTATCAGGACATGCTTGCCAATGCGGTAGGTGGGCAAGTAACCGCGATCTACCCAACCCCTAACAATGCCCGGCTCTATTTGTATCCAGTCGGCGAACTTCGCCCAAGGGAGTAATGGTGGTGCGCCAGCTAACGAGCTTTTACTTAACTCTTCAAATTCCACTGTCATTCGCTTTGTTCCACTTTATTTATTAAACTCTGTCGATTCGTGTACCTATATTGAGGTACGAACGAAGCAGGTGTTTTAAATTCAGCTTAAGCCAAATTGGCTTAGATTTATAATATTAGCCAATTTGGCTTAAGTCAATAAAGTTTTTTGGAAATGATTAAAGAGCGTTTAATAGAAATCCTGAAACACGAGGAAATTAAAAACCCGAAGCTCGAAGAGCTGACGGGCATAAGCCGCTATACGTGGCAAAACATTCGAAACAAGCCGGAACGGGAAATCAAAGAAGAAGAAATAGATGCAATCGCGAATCTATTTAAGGAGTACCGTTTTTGGTTGATTAGCGGAGAGGAAATGCCAGAGGCGGGGCAGGTTAGTCCAATGACTAAAGCTGCTCAGTCCGAATTAGGAACACAAAGGAAGGCTTGATACTAGCAAGCAAGGTTGCCAAGCGATGGCGGAGGGGAATATGAAAATTAAAAAAATGGAATTGATTACTCTAGTAATCGCAATCGTGTTGGCAAGTACGTCCATAGCAGACGAAGAAAAACCAAAAATAAATCCAGATGCTATACCCCCTGTGATTTCCCCCGATGATCCAGAGTTGCAACTAACTGCACAAGAGCAGTTACGTTTGCTTAATGCGAAAAAAGCAGACCACATAACAAAACATCTAAAAGTTAAAGGCCAGCCTGCACAAAGCATACATAGCAGGCAGCTGGAAAGAATTCAAAAAGAAAAATTCGATGCGAATCCTCGGCAAACAATTCCGTTAAAAGAATGCATTAAGCCGAATGGTGTTATTGATAATGATGTCAATGACTGCATGAATGGCAGAATAAAAAAGACTTGGTAGTGAGTGAGAGTATTGTTTCTTTGAGTGCATAAGAATAATTCACCGGAAAACGCTGTCACGGTGTCAAACAAACTGTTAGGACTAAATCTAATTGAGCGGTGGACTATGATTAATATAGGAACGACGGATTTTTATTTAGGCGTACCAAGTCTTCCTGCTGAAGAATTTGAATCATATTCAACCAAGCTTTTCGATGAATGGGAAATATATGTTGGAGATCTATTAAAGCTCCCTGATTACCATTTGGCACTAGAAGTTCAAGAAGGCTCGATAAGCGCACAAAGTAAAATTCTCGTGAGGGCAACCGCATTGTGTGGTTTTCTTGCAGCTTATGGACCCATATCCTCTGGTGTGAAAGCTATGTATTCCGATATTCAGTCCGTCGGTAACTACCTTGGAGCTATAGCTTCCGCCCCATTTTCTCAAGCTAATGTTCAACCGAAGATACGTAATAGAGGTGAAGCTCTTACTAAATTAGAGTCGCTGTTTGTTCGAGTTGGGAACGGCTCTTTATCTGTAAATGAAGCAATGACACTGGCTGAGAGCATATTAGGTGATGATGTACCGCAATTCATGGAGCAGCTCAAAACCTCACTGGAAAGGACGCCATCTCAAATGCTACTTCCTATGGATGAACCAGAGTTTCAGTTTAATCCACCAATGGAAAAAGATAATAAGAAAAAGCCTGCTGAAAAGAACCGTAAAGTTGAATTGGCTAGGCCTGATCAATATCGAATTGAGATATGGCGAGAATCAAAACAAAGTAAAAAGAATGTGCGTATTAGAAAAGTTTAACCCAAAAAAATACGAGAAACGCATTGCTGTTTGCCTTTTAATTGAGTTGTAAAAAAAGGTATGAAAACTATTTAGGTGAGTGAATATATTCATGAGTGATTTTTTATATATAGCATTATTTATTATTGCAATAGCAGTATTGAGCGCTCTCACCAATAAAGGCAGAGGGCGAAACTTCAAATATAAACCCAGCGAAACATGGCCATTTGAAAAGAAAAAGCTTATGACTGCACCAGAGCAATTGCTCTATTTCCGATTGATTGAGTCATTACCGGAGTTATGTGTTTTCTCCCAAGTACAATTATCCCAATTGGTTTCAGTTAGAAAAGGCCATGACTTTAAGCAATGGTTTAATCGCATTAGCCGAATGAGCGCGGATTTTGTGGTAACTGACCATTCAATGAGTGTGATTGCAGTAATTGAACTTGATGACCGTTCACATTTAAAGGCAGACAGGATTGCGGCTGATCACAAAAAAATAAGGCGCTAACTTCCGCGGGAATAAGAGTAATTCGCTGGAATGTATCAGCAATGCCAACGGTTATTAAAATTAAAGAATCATTTAATCTAACAGAAAAAGTAGTTGCATCTATTGTCGCTGAAGATGTCAAGCCTGAAAAATTACGATGCGAGAGAACCTTGTGAAAGGTAATTTTTATTAATTATTTTTCTATTAAAAATAGATAAAGCTATTAAAAAATGAAAATTTTAAGGATGTTAAATTGAAAAAATTAGAATTAGATTTGTTGATAGAAACGGAAGAAAATGAGATTGATATGCAATATGGATTGGAAACCTTAAAGGGTACTTCCGATGTTGTTAGCATTATTTCAGAGGCAGTCTTAGTTGGAGCGATAAAGAAAACAGGACGAAGAACTCATAAAAGCAATGAAGTAAGAACAAAATTAAAACAATCTTTTTCTGGGTCATTTGGTCAAAGGTTTTCACTTGAAATAGAAGACAAAAAATTAATAAGAAAACTGAATAAAATGGGCGATGATATTTTTCTGGAGGTGTTGTCATATTTTATTCTAGAGGCGCTATATTTGGATTCTGGTAATTTATCCAAAGAGGCGTCCGATGTGCTGGATGGATTGGAGGGTATTTCAGATAATCTGTTTTCTAGAATTATTGAGCCACTAAAGGATATGCATCAGATCTCTAAATATTTTCAACATGATGTAAAACTAAGGTATAGAAAGCGAGGCCATCCAGAAAAACAGCTTGTTTGCTTAACAGATAAAACAGCAGCCAATCTCACGGACGCACAAGTCTTAGCTGAAGAATTTGAGATTGATGCTGTAATAATCAGATATCACTCAAAAACTGGCAATGGACGTTTGCATATTAGAGGAGGCGATAGGTTTTACTCGTTTGGTTATGCAACACAAATTAGCCTTGTTCAGCGTTTGTTGCGAAGAGATATTTCGGAAAACCTTCATATAAATAACGGTATTGATCCCGAAGAAGGTACGTTCATTAAACTCAGAGTTAAAAAGAAGGTATTACCTACAGATGAGGTTGTTAAATACCTTGTTTTAGGAATAGTAAAATGAAACCGGTTAAAATAATATTTATTGCATTTTCTGTGGTAGCTTTAACTTGGTTTTCGTACTGGCTAAATTTTGGATTTTTTCTCAAATATGAAATTTCTAATTCTCAAGAACATTGGGGTCAGCTTGGTGATTTTTTGGGAGGAATTCTAAATCCAATACTAACGTTTTTAACAATATTGATTCTTATACAATCTCTTTCATTGCAAAAAAATGAGATAGAAAAAAATAAAAAATATGAAAAAATGAAATCATTTGAAACTCATTTTTTCAATATGATTGAGTCCCAAAAGAAGTTGTTTGATATTTTTCAGCTGAGTTTTGAAAAAGATGGCTCGATATCTATTGAGAGGTCGGGGGCAGCTGTGGCTGCCCTTGAAGATGAGATCCTTAATCTAAAGGGCTTGGGTTTTAATCAAGCTCAATTGTCGGAAGAAATTAATGAGACTGACAAGGAAGACAAAATTTATTCTGCCGTAAGAACATTTTGCGTCATTGCAAAGCTTATTGATAAAAAGCTTTCAAATGAAAATGGTTTCACAGAATTCGAAAGGAAAGAATATTATGAAGTACTAATTAATTATACCGACTTTTCTTTGGTGCGATTAATTTTGCTGGCATTGAAATATACTTCCTCAGCGCAAATAGATTTTTTAAAACACAATTTAGAATTTATGGATGTGCTGTCAAAGCTGGGGGTTTTAGAATATTTGGATGATATGTGA